TTAACTAATGCCATATAATTTTATTACTCCACTATCTATATTGCCACTAGACATTTTAAACTGAAATCTTGTTAATGCTGTTGTTGTATTAAAATACCCAGCATGATGCCATGCTTGAGAGTAATTACTTTCATGATAACCATTAACTAATGATATAAAATGTTTAACAAAAACACTTGAACTTGGAGAAAAAATTTTTAAAAAGCCAGAAGAACATTCATCATTACCATTTCCAATATCATCAGAAATTTGTTGAAAAGCTGTACCTTGTGCTTGATCTCTTGCAGTAGAATAACCTACACCACCACCACCAGATGCTTCAGTATTTTCCGAATAAAAAGCAGTAGTTGTCATGGTTTGATTATAACTTGTGTTAGTTCCAGTATCTGCTTGAAAAGTAAAATCAGCACCATTAGTTGCTGGATGAATATTATAAAACTTAAACACATACTCATCATAAGTATCATCTATTCCAGATGTAAAAGATATTGTAGATGAGCTTGATGCAGTTTGTGTAGAGATAAGGTTTAATGCTCCACCACTTAAACCACTTGGTTTAGTTGTGATTGCTGATAAGGAGTTGTTGTTAGCAAAGTTAAGAGCCATTTAAACTCCAATCAATGCTTTAACTTCTTCTTCGGTTAGACCTAAGTCTAAAAGTTTTTGTTTGCCAGATGCTTTTTTAGTTTCTTTATCTACTTCAGCATCTTCTCTAGTTTGTTTATCTATAACTGCTTGTGCTTCCTCAACTTCTCTTTCAGCTTGTATTGCAGAAATTTCTTCAGAAGTTAAATCAATTTCAACAGTTTCGTTTTGTGTTACTAATAATCTTTTCATATTATTTTATTCCGTAAAGTTTAATGTTGCCTGTTATAGTTCCACCATTAGGATAAATGCTCAATCCAGTAACTGAAGTTGTTGCATCATATAATATTGCACCTTGTATTGATGTTCTATAACTAGAATTATTTTCCCAATATGTAGAATAAGAGTTCATCATTGTGTAAGATGTTCCTAAAGGATCAAAAATAGTTATTTCAGATGAAGCTGGATAATTTGAAAGACCAGATAAAACTAAAAAATTTATTTTATTTACTTGCCATTCACTATTATTATAATCTCCAGATGCACTACTTGTTCTATATACTTGTAAATTTGCGTTATAATACCAACTATCAGTTACATCTGCACCACTTCTTCTAAATCTAATTCTTAACCAATCATTATTAGTACAAGTAATGTTAGATAATAATAATTTATAATTTTTATAAGTTGAACTAAATAAATCTAAACTTACTATACTAGAACTAGAAGCATCTGTGCTTGAAAGTAAAACATAATCTGGAGAAGTAACTGAAGCAAATGTATTATCTCCTCTTAAAAAGGTTGTGCTATCTTTAGTTCCTGTAGCTGTTAGTTTAGCAAGTGAAACTGTACTGTCACTTGGTACTCCAAGATCAAGAACATTACCCAGTATTTGAATGAAGTCGATCACATCTCCTGTAACTAGGTTTGATGCAAAGGTAATTGTAGAACCCGAAACTGTGAATGAAGAATTTGGTTTTTGTAAAATTCCGTTCAGCGATACCAACATATGATTAGCCGATTGGGGAGTTGCATTTACTCCACCTACTAACATAGTATAACTAGCTTGTCCATTAACTGTGCTTATAGCATCACAAACTTGAAAGTTTCCTATTGTGGGTGCTGTTCCTATATAACTCATTAATTATTCCTTTGGATATTTATCTTTTGTTGTTTTAATTGTAGCTTTCCAACCATCTATTCCATTGTGGTATAAATCATCTAGTTGTTCAGCAATAGATGGATATTCTTTTTGTCTATCTCTTTGATATTTATTATTATCATATTCAGTTTGCAACTCTGCCATCTTAGCTTCTATGTCAGCTTTAGAAATAGGTGTTGTTCCATTGTGCCAAGTAATTTGGTTTATATCTTCTGCATTTACAGACGCTTCTGCGTTTGGATTTATTTTTAATATTGCTGTAAGTATATCTGCCATAATTTTATCCTGCTATTTCAAATGCTGTTATTGTTGATACATAAGAACTATCGTCAGTTCCTCTATTATTAACATAGACTGCTCCACCACCATTATTTTTAATTTGAAGTTTATATGTGGTACTTGAACTAGCTGATGGCGAATCAAGAAAACTCAAACTGTTATTAGTCAATCCATAAGTATCTCCATGAGCATTAGAGTAATTACCTATTGTACCCATAAATGTTTTGCTTACAGTTCCTTTTGCAATTTCAGTTGATCCTCTAACTAATTGAGTAGTAATGATTGATCCATTAACATTATTAGTTTGTATATTTGCTAATATATATACTTTGTTAGATGTTGAAGCTGGAGTTATTGATACTGATAATCCTGTAATATCAACTAAACTTGTTGAGCTAGAATTAAAACTATCAGTTTTAGTAGTTGATTGAACTTGCAAAACCTTACCACCTACACCAGTTGGTAAAGTAACTGTGTTTGAAGATAAATCTAAAGCAGATGTAAGTTTAGCAACTGAAATACTACCATCTGTAATATCACTTGCTGTTAGTGGAACGTTTGTTGGTTTTGCACCTATAAAAGCCATTTAACTAACTCCTATGTTATTTCCATTATTGATAATGTAGAATCTATCTTTGCAGTAACAGAACAATCAATTTTTAAAATGTCTGTTGTTTGTAGAACAACTTTTCCACCAGATAATAATTCTAAAGAACTTCCAGCTGGGATACTTACATTTTCTGCAAGTTTAACTGTTGAGTTTGTTTCTGTGTCAGAAGTATCTGAAACTAATTGTACATCTACTGTTACAGCAGTTGTGTTAATATTACAAAGTATTAAGCCAAGCACTACAGAGGTAGTTGAACTTGGAACTGTGTATAGTGTTTCAGGAGTTCCTGATGAACTCGGCATAGCACCATTTGTTTTTACTTTAAATGTATTGGCCATATTTATCCTTTATCCTAATGCAATCGCTAAAGCAACAGCAAGTGGGTCAGTTTCAGTTATAGTTCCTGTTACGGACATATTACTTGTTATTGCATTTGTTGAAATATTTACTTGTAGTAGTTCTATATTATCTGTTCCATCATTCAACTTTAATTTTAAAACTCCTGATGTAGCAGAATCTATCCAAAGAGTGCCTTGTGTAGCAGTGCTTGGTGCAGATGAACCTAATTGCGTTGTGTTAATTGCAGTTAATACATTGTTAATATCTGCTCTAACAGTTGGGAATGATGCGTTTGCTATATTAAAATCGTGTTGTGCCATAATTTCTTATACTCCTTTTAAAAGCCTTTTGCAATAAAATCAAATGTCCTTGATACATTTGTTCCACCAGAATTTTTAAATAAAACATCAAAGCCATTAACTGTTTTATTAGACACTGTGAAGAAATCGCCTGTGGCCATATCTTCTGCTGTAATTCCTACTGCATAATTAACAGATTTGTATGGGTTTGTAAATGTTACAGTTTTAGTTCCAGCACCTGAACTTATATTGTTGCCACTAAATATTCTATCGGGCATATCAATCGTTACTGTTACTTCTGATACAACAGGAGTAGAAGCTAAATCTCTTGAAATTAAAACAACTCTAAATTTAAAATATCTAGCAGTATAATCTCCAATAACAAATGTTTGAAAAGCTGTATATGTAGAATTGTCATCAGATGTTGCTATTTCTAAATGTGCATTTGCATTAGCTGGTGTATCTCCATCAAAGTTAGATGAAGAAGAATCAAATAATCCTGATCTATTATCAAATAAATCATCAGGATTGTCAGAGGATTGTGATAAAGTAGCTGTAATTCTAGCTGTATGTTTAGCACCTATATCAATTATATCTGCAAATAAATAATTACCACTTGCAAAAAAATCAGCATTAGCAACACCTGAATCAAAAAATCTTGTAGTTTCAGCATCAAAGTTTCCTGACGCACTGTCAAATAATTCTGATGAATCTAATCTAATTGTGCTATCGCTTATAAGTGTATTTGTTAATGTACCAGAAAATGTAGGGTGTTCTGATTGCGTTGCTACTGCATTAAAGTTTAATACAGATGTTACGTTAGAAATAATTGCAGTTGCATTAGAACTAAAGTTACCTAATTTATCTACAGCTTTAATTAGATAAGTACCTTGTCTAGCTGGTACAGATATAGAAGTTGCTGGTCTTGATATTTTTTCTACTAAAGCTACCGAGTTTTCCCAAGTTGCACTACCATCAGTTTCTTTACTAAATCTTAAATTGTAAAATGCTAAATCTAAATCTGATATTTGTTCCCAACCTAAATGTGCTTCTTGTCCAACAATATTACAAGAAAAATCAGTAACATCTGATGGTGGCTCTATTGCACCAATAATAGTTCTTTGTGCTGTTACATAACTTGAACTAACACCAAAACTATTTACAGCTTTAACTCTGACATCATAAGTAGATTGATCAATTACATTTAAAACTCTGTGATTTAATCCCGAACCTTGTGCGTAAATAATAAAATCTGAATCTGTACTTAATTTATATTCTACTTGGTAATAATCAACAAAGCTATCAGGAGAAGCACCTATAGTTACATCTAAAGCTACAATTACAGTTCCATCATTATATTCAATCAATGTATCATCTAAAGTTACACTTGCTGGTGGTTGGATAGTAAATGGATTAGGAAGATTAGTTGATGGTGTTGCTGTAGCTTGTGTTTTAGTTGCCCAAGTATAATGACTAGCTTGATATTCCACTAAAGATAAACCTATTGTAAAATCTTCATTAAAAGTAATACCCATAACTCTAAATGGTTTAGCAGAAAAGCCTAAAGAACTATGTGTGATATTTACTATGTCAGCAATCGCTAAGTCATAAGCATCAAAGCTAACATTTAATCCTAATGTTAAAGCCTCTCTTGATCTTCTTAAAATAACTTCTGCCATTTCCTCTGCTTGATACTGTGATGTAATAGTTTTAAAATTAAATCTACCCTCTAATAAAAATCCACCATCAGCAGTTTTCATTGTTGCGTGTCTATCTGCACTTGGTAATCCTGAATCATCTATTGGTGGGAATTGAACTTCATTAACTTGAAAATTTCTTGCTGGGTCAACAAAGCCTACAATAACTCTGTTATATCTTTCATTTTTAGTTGGAATAGATAAATTATATCCACCTATAATATCATCTTCTGTTAAAGTGATACTTGCACTTCCTGTTGTTTCTATAATTAAACTGTATTTACCTTGTGTGTATGGAAGATAGCCTCTGCAACCTTTTAAAATTTCTCTAACATTATCTATAATTTTCTGTGATGTATCTAGTGCAGTGTTTGTATCAAAAATATTTATATCACTAGCACCAGAATATGGTGTTACTTGTGTTACGCAAACTTGTGAAGCATCATAAAAACTTTGTAAATTTATTTCACTTATTGCTATTCCTTTTCCATATCTTTCATTTGTTAAATAATCTAATAAACACCATGCTGGATTAGTTGAATAAGCTGACGATTGTGCAACTAAACTTGAATTATAAGCTACAACTTTTTTACCTTGTATCTTTGCTTGTACTTTTGGTATTCCTGTAAATGAGTCTTGATTCCATTTAAACCTTAATGCAAGATAACATAAACCAGATAATTTATGATTACTTCCCCAAGATGATAATGTAGATAATAAAGATGATGCTGATTGACCATCTGTTCCATAATGTGGTTCTACTCTAATTAAACTTGCTGAATCTTTATAAAAATTACTATCTCCACTTCCTACTTCTACTTCTGTTCCATCTGATAATGCACTTGCCCAAGTAACAACTTTATCATCAACTCTTATTTCTTCTATATCGTTTATCTCTCCCTCTGACATAACGATTGCCATATATAAATATGTATTATCAGTTCCAGAAGTTTCCATAAAAACCCTAACACCCCCTGTTAATCTTTCTCCAAAAATTACAGGAATATTTGCGTCATTAGATTGTTTATTAACTAAAATACCTTTTTCAAAATCATCAAATTCATTAGTACCAAAATCTTCTATTTCAGGAACTTTTGGTCTTAATGCCCAAGTTAAAAATAATGTTACCCCTAATGATACTAGAGGATTCATATTACCAAAAAATTTAGCAATACTTGTTACAGCTTTAAAAATACTACCAAAACCCATTATGCTCTACCCCATTTAATATCTTGCACTGTTTGAGAACTAAAATCCATTCCCACATCTGTACTAAAGAATCTTTGTTGTGATGTATTGTTAGTCTTTCGACCATTCTTTTTTTCAAAATCTGCCCAATGAGATACGATTGATAAAGCAACTGTACTATCTTTTTCTCCCTCTTGTATTTCAAAACTTTCTATGTTTCCTTTGTATAAAAGAAATGGGTCAGCAATTAATGTATTATCATCTGCTAATAAACCTCTAAAAATAGTAACAGAATCATTAATTACATTTTCATTTAACACTACTGATATAAATGTTTGATCTGCACCAGATAGGCTAATACTTACACTTGATTTAGTAATATCTGTTTCTTCTGTATGATTAGAAACACCCATAATAAAATCACTAGCTGAATAAGTAACTGATGAGCCTGAAACTGATGAAGTTAGATCAAATGAGCAATCTGTTATATTAATAGGAGTACCAAAGCCAATAGTAATAAGATGAACAGGCCTAATATCATTAGTCGCTAGTTCGTTCTTTATCGCTGTTGTTAGGCTTCTCGTCATATTGTTCGTAAGTTGTTTGAGTTACACTTTCTGTACCTTTTAACATAGTATATTCAAATTTGCTATTAGGTTTCTTGTATTCTTTAAGATCGTTAATACTAGCATCTATTTGATCTTCATTAACAATAATTTCAGCAACAAAGTCGGCAGTTATTTTATGGGTTATTTTATATTTTTTCACTATAAAGATTCTTCTACATCAAATTCAAATTGATACAATAGTGCACCATCTTTAGCAGTTCCAACTACACCAAACTCTTGAATATCATTTGTTAAATGTACTGTAAATGGAACATTATCATAAGTAACTGCTGAATCATTTGCTAATGCTGTAAGTAAAGGTGGCTCAATAGTTACTGTTGAAGCATTACTAGAAGAAGTTACATCTGCTACAACCATATATACTTTATTATGTGAAGCAAACTTTAAAAAATCTCCAGCCCTAAATTTGTGTGTTCCATCATTATTGTGTCCGTCCATAGCAATCGTTGTATCTCCTACTGCGTGAGCACCATTAACTAATACTGTTCCTGATTCATTACCTCTAGCGTCTTCTACTTCTGGTGGGATAATTGTAAAATTTTCTTTACCTGATCTTTGTTTTATTATAAAAGCCATTAACTCTCCATATACATCTGATCTAGTTCCTGTAACTATTCTAACTGTAAATGCAAATCTTTGATTGTCTATTTGTCTAGCAAGTTTCTTACCAGATACAGTTTTTGATAAAATAGTATTTTGAATAGACCTTATTCCTAAAGATTCAAACTTTGCAGAAGATATTGGAAAAGCACCTGACATTAGATTAAGTTTTTACTCCCTCTTTCATTAACTGCATTATTAATTAATTGTGTAATAGTTCCTCTTGATCTAACTAATAATTCTTCAAAGCCAGAAGCATCTACTGTGTTAATATTAAAATTAACATTAGTTGCACCACCATTTGTACCTCTTGCATTTTGTGTTATTTGTCCTGATGAGTTAGGTATAAATAATTCTGCACCTTGTTCTCCAACTACGATTGGTTGTCCTTTAGATACTGCACCACCTTTGGCCATAAAAGGTATTCCACCACCACCACTACCACCAGATAACATATTAAGCAAAATTTGTCTTTTTAGATTGGTATTTTGTTTTCTTATTAAATTATCTTTTTCTGCTTCTTTTTTAACTATATCTCCTAATAATATTTTTTCTATTCCAAGTAATGCTATTCTCTCAATAGTTTTTGAAATAATATTTATCAAAATTTGTTGTGCTAATTGTTTAAATGTAACACTTAATTCTTTTCCTAAAACAACTGATTCTGCAATAGATTTAGAAATACCTTGAGTTATTGATTTTACTTGCCCTACTATTTCTTTTTCTATCTTAAATCCCTCGTTTAGTTTTTTAACTTCTTCAACAAGTTTTTCAAAAAGAGATTTTTGTTTTACTAAATCAAGATTAACTTCTTTAATAACTTTTTTACCTTTTTCTATTTCAACAACAAAAGGAACGTCAAATCCTAATAGTCTTTGTATATTTTCAATTTGTCTTTTAATAAAATTAGTAGCATTACCAACTGCCCTTAATGCACCAGCAAATGCTCTAACTGCAAATACTAAAACTTTACTAATTGCATGACCAATAGTTTCAAATGCGTCTGCATTTTCTTCAATAAATTCATTTAAAGATTTAAATTCTTTTTTAAGTTCATCAAAAAAACCAGCACCAGCAACACCTCTTTTAAAATTAAATAATTTATCTCCAAGCATTGATAATGTTCCTGTAAATGTATTAGCAAGTTCATCTGTTGCTTTTCCAAATTTACCCTCTTTACCAAACACTCTTTCAAATGCTCTCACTGTTTCTTCTGCTGTTACAGTTGCACCAGCTTTAAAACCAAGCATATCTCTAACACCTTTTTCTCTAAATATATCTGCACTAGCAATACCACCAGCAAATGATCTTTGTATTTGCTCTCCAGCAGTTCTAAAATCTATTCCTGTAACAGATGCAACATTCCCTGTTATTTCTAATATCTTTGCTAATCTATCTGCATCTCCAGCAACTACTGCCAAATTTCCTGATGCTTCTTGTATTTGTTCTAATGAAAATGGAACTTTAGAAGCAAAATTTGCCATTACATCAAATGCTTTTGCACCCTCTTGTGTACTTCCAAATAATTGTTTTAATCTAACTTGTAAATCTTCAATACTTCTTCCTGTTGAAATAAAAGATTTTACAACTAATCCTGTACCTAATCCAATAAAAGCACCTTTAAGAGAAAATACTGCATTTTTAAGACTTGCTAATCCACCTCTAATACCATTAAAGGCTTGTTTAGTTTTATCTTGTGCTGTTATGTTTATCTTTAAATTCTGTGCCATTATGTTTTAAATTTCTTTGCTTCTGCTAATGATTGATTGGTTTTATACTGTTCTTGCTCTTTTTTCAAGTAAGCTAACCAAAGATTATAATGTTCTATTGGCATATCAAGAACTTGTTGAATTGTAAGATGTAATCTCTCTGCAATAACTAAAAGCGACCTAACATCATGGTCGCTATTTACTTTTTTTCGGCTTCCTCAAAATTATCGCCTCTTGTAATAAGACTAGCAATACGATCTATAACTTTTCCATCTGCTTTTTTTCTTAACGCAAATTTATCTTCTGGTTTAAAGGCTTTTATCATTTCGCCTTTTTCATTTTTAATAAGAAGTTTCATTATAACTAAATCAACTAAAGCATTTAAATCTTCAAAATTATTTGATTTTTTAATTATATAATTTCTTTCTTCAAGGGTTAATGGCTCTGAATAGAATACACTCGGATTACCATGCTCGTCTTTCCACTCCTCAACTTCAATAGTAGTAGTTTTAAGAGTTTCAAAATGAGATTTAACTCGATCAATAACTGACATAAATTAAGATTAGACAGTACCTATTGTAAGTGCACCTGTTCCTTGAAAAGTAACAGTTCTTGAAACAATTGCGTCCATTGAGTTATTAACTGACATTCCTGTAACAATTCCTGTACCAGCAAAACTTCTGTCGCCACTTGCATTACCCTCTGGTAATAAAATAAAAGCGATTGAAGAACCAGCAGTTAAACTTGTTTGTGGGCTATCTGTTTCGTCAAAGTGCATTTCTAATGTTCCAGAGAATGAAGTTCGACCAGCAACAAATGATTTAGTAGCATCTGTTAAAGCTGTATCTTCTACAACATCTCCTGTAGTTTCAAGTGTGAATGATGTTAGTTCCCCAACACCAGTTCCACCAGCAGTAACTACGCCTTCTTTTCCGTGATGTGTTGCCATTTTTTGTCCTTGTTTGATTTAGTTTGTTTGTTTTCTTTTTCTTGCTTATAGCCTAAACTTATAAAATGTTCAAGATTAGATTCATTAATAACTATCTCTGAATTACCTTTATATAATTTAATGTCTTTAGCCATAAGTCCTTTTATTATCTTTCATCTTCTTCGTCAATATCTTCTTCATCTTCTTCAAAATCTTCGTCATCTAAATCTTCTTCCCACTCTTGACTTTCATCTTCTTGGTTTTCTTTTAATTCAGCCAATAAGTCTTTTACTTCTTCACATAACATAGACTCTTTATCGTGTAATTTTTCTATTTGGTCTATTTTCTTTTCTATTCTATTTATAATTTTAGTTGTCATTTATTCTCCTATGGTGTTCCAGCTTGATATTCGTACATACATCTAATAGTCATTCTTATTCCACCAACAGGAAATAAAGAACCCTCGTCAGTTTCTACTTGTATAACTTCTGAATCAAGTGCATTACCACTTCGAGTAATATCAGTTTCTATTGCAGTTTCAATAGCTGTAATTAATTCATTTCTTTTTGTATCTATATTGGCCTCTGCACCTTTAACAAAACCTAGTATAACAAAATCAATAGTACCATGCCTAGTTTTAGCACCACTTCCTAATTCAGAGTCATCTCTATTTTCTTCTGATGTTTGTACTATTACTGCTGGATATTGTTTATCTGATAATTCGTCTAATAAAAAAGGTTGTCTAGTTGCTTTTATAATATCTGGGCTAGATATAGCAGATATAACTGACAATAAATTAGATGCTATGTTTTCTCTTACACTCATATTCTAAACTTTCTTAATTCTTTTTCTACAAATCTGTTGAATTGCTTACTTATAATCTTTTCTGTTCTATTGTTAAAGCCAAAAAATTCTCTTTTATTTTTTCCTAATACCTGATTAAATACTGCTCTTTGCCTCATCTGTGAATTTGTAAAATTTACTGAAACTTTATGCTTTCCTGTTTTTTTTACTGAACCTGATGGAGTTAAACTACCTAACATTCGACCAGAATAAAATAAATCTACATTTGTTGATTTACCCTCTTTGTTTAATTTTTTTAAATAACCAGAACTATAAGGTGCAAAAGGCCTATCATTAAAATCAATACCTTTTTGTGTTTTAGTTCTTATTATATCTACTAATTGGAATCCAGCTTGTTTAACACCTTTATCAATAACTCTTGATAATACTGATTGGAATTTTTTAAATTTTTGAGATACTTGTTTTTGATTAGATGTAATCTTTAATGTTACAGCCATTATCTAGTCAATCTTCTAAATCCATGTAAAGGTTCTCTCTCGTTAGATACAATAGTTCCATCTGCATCTACATCATATTCTACACCATCTTCTAATATCATTCTCCATTCGATATTGTATTGGCTCATGTAATATTCTTGCATTCTTTCAAATCTATCTTTTTCTGTTTCTGGTCTAAATTTAGTTAATGCTGGTAAATAGAATCTTCCAAGAAATAGATAAACACCAGCTCTTTCAAACTGATCTAAATTAACTTTTGTATTAACCATTTCAGCAGTATTTAAAACTGTAATATCTGTGAATATGTTTGTTTTATATACAGGCCACCATTCTACTCTTAATGCTCTAAAAATATCGTTAGTAGTTTGTGCTAGAAAATTAGTTGTTTCTGTAGCTGTTGTAGATATACCAAAATCAAACGCATCTGGTTGGTATTTTAAAACATCTGATGTAGTAATAACATCTGCACCCGTATAATTAGCCATAATTTACTTCCAAATTAGATAAATTATTAAAATAGCTACAGGGATTGAATACATTGGATTATTTTTAGATTTAATCCAAACCCATTTTGACCATTTCTTTAATTTAAATTTAATTAATTGATTCATCTTTTTTCTTTCTTGCTTTTCTTTTCTTCGGTTTAAGAGGTATTACTTTTGTTTCATTTTCAAAAGTTTGATCTACTTCTTTAATATTTTCTTTTACATCATCTGATGCAACTTTAAAACCTCTAAAATCATACATAGATTTATTAGTTTCATAGTCTAACTGACTTCTAGTGATTGTTTTGTTACCTCTTTTTAAAGTAACCATCTTTTCATTTGATAATACTAATTTAACCATTTTATTCTCCTAAGTTAGTTGCGAGGGCAGTTGCCCACCCTCACAAAGTATCCAATTATTATTGGATTGATGAATCACTATGGAACTCAACACCATATGAATCATGGATTTCTCCAACACCATATACTGAAGTAGCCACAATCTCGTCTGCTCTAAGAGAAGCATCTCTTTGAGTTTCGATTTTAACATCTTCCATCATAGCTATAGCTAATGCGTCTTTATGGAACGCACCACCTTTGTAATCTCCAGCAGTTCCTGTGTTTGCTATATTTGAAGTTTCAAATACAGGCATACCAGCTAATCTACCAACAAAGCCTGATCTTAGTGCTTCGTTTGCTAAATCATTTGCATTTGCGTTTGCAAAAGTATTAGTCAAACCAGCTTTTAGATCATAAGCAATTTTAGGGTGTAACACTACTGCACACTCATCTACGTTAAGAGCATTTGCTCTTAAAGTTGATAGTGCTTGGAAGATTATAGCAGATGAAATAACTGCTGAACCATCTCCAATTACACTTGAAAAGCCATCAAACAATGCAGTTAAATCTGCGTCTTGTTTTCTTGCTAGTGCTTCTCCAAACAATTTACCAATATCTCCAGCAACATTTCTTGGTGCTGAATTTCTTGCTAAGTCAGTTAGAGTAGTCATAACACCAACCTCTGATGCAGTAATAGTTACTGAACTAGGGTTGATTGCTGTATTAGATAAATCAGTTGCTTCTGCTACTGCTGATGCTGATACATTTGCATAAACAGGAACTTCAACTGCTTTACCACCACCCGTGATAGCATAGTTTTTAACTAAGTTTCTCATGATGGATTTTTCAGAAGCTACGAATTGTGCTTCTGCTACTATCTCTGTGTATAGTTCCGATAGTGTAGAACTTGTGCTTTCGTTTGCCATGTTATTACCTATTAAGTTTATTTATTATTTAAATTAATCTCAACAGCACCTGAATCTCGCTTCTTCCTATATTCTGAATAGGCTTTACGATCTTCTGGTTTTGTTAAGTCCAAGTCCTGTAGATTAAAAGGTTTAACAGTTTTACCACCAATAGCACTCTGGCTTCCTGAACCTGACAATGACCCTTGACGGAAATGTGGGTTGCTATCTAAAAACTCCTTAACTCGATCTTCGATT